CGGGGAGGTAACAAATAAGTTTGATGACTGTGTTACTCTTTCATACAAAGACGAAGGAGGTAAATGGCACTTCCATTGTTTTGATGCAACCACTGATCCAGGTTCACATTGGACTGAAAAGCAACTTCTAAGCAAACATGGAGTAGCAATACTAAAAGAAGGTCAGTATAGAGGTTCTCATATGATTGGGTTACACCAAGGAAAATATGAAGCCCTAAGACAGAAAAAACCCTTAAAAGTATATAGAGATAATGATAAAGACGGAGTGTATGACTTTATCGAAGAAAACGTACACGAAGGTATTTATGGAATTAATATCCACAGAGCTACTTCTAAAGAAGGAGGCAAATCTGTTCAAGTAGATAAATGGTCTGCTGGTTGTCAAGTAATAGCAGCAAATGCAGATTTTAAGTTATTCATGGAGGTTGTAAATAAGGCTGCTAAAATATGGGGCAACTCGTTTACGTATACATTGGTTAACTCAAATGACGTTATATAATGAAAACTACTTCCCTAATTTTTTTATCTGCCTCTTTAGTGACTGCATCTTTCCTTTGTACATACTTTTTTCAACTTACTATAGGTAATGTTGAACAATATCTTGCTTTAATTGCTGTAATATTCATTGATGGTTTCTTTGGTATAGCAGCTGGTATCAAACGAGAAGGCTTCCAAACAAGAAAAGCAGTTAGTGTATTAAAACGTGCTGTGACTTGGGTTGTTATTCTAACAGTGCTTTTGATGGTAGAAAAAGGATTTGCAGGAACAGCTTGGCTTAGTGAAGTAGTTATCATACCGTTCGTGGTATTACAATTAATTAGCGCCCTTAAGAACGCGTCTATGGCTGGTTTTATCAAAGCAGAAGAATTAAATAAAATATTAGACCGCATAGACAATCATAAGGGCTTTAGAAACTAAAACCCCTATGTGGAAGAAAATACAAGAAAGGGTATTCCCCTTTATAATCGCAACCTCTGCCCTGTCAGTCTCTGCTTCGGCCGCTTTCTATTCAGTTAGTGGCCTTAGCAAGCTTTTTGCAGGTGCTACTCTAGCAGTTATTATTATGGCAACCTCTTTAGAGGTAGCTAAGTTAGTAATAGCTTCCTTACTTTATCAATATCGTAAAACTTTACCTCTTGGTTTAAAATCATACCTGGTAGTAGCAGCATCAGTTTTAGTATTAATTACTTCAATGGGTATTTACGGATTCCTATCAGCAGCATATCAAGAAACAGCAGCTAAAGCAGGAAGTATAGATTCTCAAATTGCTTTAATTGAAACCAAACGAGATAATGTTAGGGAACAGTTAGCGGTATATAACGCGGAAAAAAGCACCATTAACGGGGCAGTATCTGATTTGAGGTCTGGCTTATCTAACAATAAAATCCAGTATAGAGACAGGGAAACGGGTCAAATTATAACAACAACATCTAGTTCAACTCGTAGAGCATTAGAAAAGCAATTAGATCAAGCTATCCTACGTCAAACTGAAATTAATACTAAGGTAGATAACTTAAATGAACAATTATTTGAGTATGAAACTGAAATAGTAGAAGTAAAATCTAGTAATGATATAGCAGGTGAACTAGGACCTCTAAAATACCTTTCAGGACTAACTGGTATCCCAATGGATAGGATAATCAACTATCTCTTACTCACTATCATCTTTGTATTTGATCCTTTAGCTATTGCTCTTGTAATTGCTGCTAACTTTGCTTTTGAAAAACTAATACCAAAAACCAAAAATAATATCTATGGTGAAAAGGTAGTAGTAGAAGAAGATGAAGAGTGGGATGAAGACCATGCTCTGGATCAAGTAATGAATGAGATGGTATCCGATATAGATGTAGAAGAACCTAATGAAGATTCATTTTGGCCTGAAGAGGAAGAAAAAGTAGAAGAAAATCCTTTAAGTCAAATGGAGTTTGATTTTACTAAACTAGCTGAAAAAGATTGGGAAATAGTAGATGAGGAAAAACCTACATCAATTTCAGAAAAAATAGAACAGATTAGAAACTCTAAACTTTCATCTTTTGGTAAAAGAAAAGCTATTAGAAGATTAAAAAACTCATCTGAAGACGATTTAACAATAACATACTAGATATTTGGCTACCCAAAATATTGTTCGTATATTCACGGTGTTGAATAAGGGGTAAAACCCACAAAATAAAGGTTATGAAGCAGTTAGTTAGATTTTTCGATTGTGAGTTAACAGGTGATAAATTAGCTATCATCAGAGAAAATGGTGTTGAGAAGTGTGTTACCGAAGGTGAAGGATGGGATGTATATGCTTTATCAATGGCTGAATACGATCGTCACCATTTAGTAAGCGAAATGTATTAAATTATTTGGAGGAGCGAAAGCCCTTTCGTATATTTAGGTGTAATAAAGAAATAAAGGTTATGTTTAAGTTGACGCAGTACAGAAGATTAGAGATGGATAGTTTATTTAAGGGCTATGCTAATAGCTTTATCACTGATGACGAGCTAGATTATATGCTTGACATCACGTTAGGTGAGTTAGGTAGTACTGATGTTGAATTGTAAATACATTAGACAAATGAAAGTAGTTAAAATTCCAACTGAATCAATCCAATTAAAGGATAAAGTAGTCCCCAAACACGTAGTAATCTTTCAAGATGAAGTAGTACATACTGGGACTGAACCACAATGTCATCGTTTTATATATTATATGGAAGGTGCTTCGGATGAAATGATTTTAAGCAGACTAGATTTATCTAAATGATATTCAGATTCGGAAAATATAAAGGTTATACTTTAGTAGATGTAGAGTTGAATGACCCAGGCTATGTGAGATGGGCTAGACAAAATGCTCCTAATCTCATTCCAAAACCTCCACAAAAACAGGTTGTAGATGAAGATGGGGATGCGTATATTCCCAAATACAAAAATATCCCATTAATAGACCCAAGCGATGCCTTTTAGTTTTATTAGAGAAGAAGTTTTGAGACACGATCGCGATGTAGTTGATACCAATTTATCGCGGTATCAACCGTTAAATTACAATCGCTTTATGTGGTGGCGCAGTCATACGGACGGAGTTAAGCCGTTGGGTAAACGCGCTACTCTAAAAGAGCGTATTGTCAACGGAGATTTCAACGAGTCATCATATTACATGCAAGCCCAACTGGCATTACATAATGCTAAGGATAAAGTCAACCTCAATATACATGACCACTCAGATCAATTAGAGATATTAGCTGTTGACCTTGCTCGCTACAAACGATTGATAGAGGATTTCAATAAAGAGGAGACTGCACGTTTGGAGGCATTATATGATGCGTTTACAAAAACGTTCAATATGACTCGTTCAGAGCTTGAAGAAGAACTTTGCAATTGGCCTGGAGAGTTATTATCTTATTACAAATATTGTATGGAATTTAAATATGAAACACCACACGCGAATAGAAAATCGAAACGGGGAAGACCAAGAAAAAATCCTATTCGGTAAGGAAGCTCATCAAACCTTCACAGAAGGGTTTTATCAAGGGGCTTATGTTGGGTGGACAGTAAAACACTTTTTTTATTGTCCCATGAGAAAAGAATATGGAATAATATTAACTAAAAAATAATGGAATTAAAAATTGGAAATGATCAAGGTCGTGTTGTTATAGACGACACTACAGGTAAAATTATGTTGGTGTTAGTTAAAAATGCTATAGAAGGCAAATCAGATTGTATAGCTACTACCAGTTTTACTAACCACCATGATGGTACTCATACTGATTTAAGAAGTAAACCTAATTGGGATGAGGAAGAATCAAACCGTAGGATGAATATTATAGGACAAAACGGAAATACAGGAGAACATTATGATTGAGGTATTAAAACATAGTTTTGGACTTTGTGGTGAACATTGGCACCCAAACGTTTTCACAATTCTTTTAAGTGGATTTGGATTAGTCCCTGCTTTTAATTATATTTATTACAAATTAAAAAGTTATGTTAATAAAGATTAGTCACGAAGTTCCCCGTTGTCTTCTCTATGATAGTGAAAATTTTAACGATTATGATTATGCGTTAGTTCACTTATTAGAAGAAGATGAGACATACCGAGAATACTTTTTGGAAGCCCGAAATAAAGGGCGCTATATTATTTTAGACAACAGCTTACATGAGTTGGGTCATGCCTATAATGATGCTGGTTTATTAAAATGGGTTGAGGAATTAAGACCTGACGAATTTATAATCCCAGATGTTTGGGAGGATAGAAATGCCTCAGTAGTTAATGCCCGTAAATGGGCTTCGATTGAACTTCCTGAAGGTGTTGAAAAGGTAGCAGTTGTTCAAGCAACAACAATCCACGAAGCAGCGACTTGTTACCAAACATATAAAGACTTAGGATACCAAAAAATTGCTTTTTCATATGGAGCTAGCTATTATAATGATGTTGTTCCTCATCCAAATAAGGATTTGGGTAAGGCGCTTGGAAGACTCTCAGTAATATCAGCCCTATATAAAACTAAAGTGATTTCTCAAAATGATAGAATTCACCTATTAGGATGTGCGGTTCCACAAGAGTTTGGCTGGTACAAAGGATATAATTGTATAGAATCAATTGATACCTCAAACCCTGTAATGGCTTCTTTAGAAAGTATTAGGTATACTACTGCTGGTTTAGATTCAAAACCCAAAGCAAATATGAACGATTATTACTACATGCTTGAGGAAGAAGTAAATTGGGATTTATTAACAGATAATTTAACTAAATTTAGATATATTAACGACTTATGAAAATGATGAGCTTATATGACTATTTAGGTCATGCTGCAGGGATGCAATTAGGAGAACAAGTTGCTAAAAAGGCAACATCAATGGGAGTTAAAATGGAAACCCGCTATGTAAAAAATCTAGCGTATGAAGGTAACGTAATGTTATACCCAGAAGGATTTTTAAACGAATATTTTAATAAATAAG